TTGTCGTGGCGGGTGGCGGGGGGGGGGGCGGGTCTCGCGGCGGTGGCGGGGGTGCTGGTGGCTTTAGAACTGCTACTGGATTAGCTGTTACTCCGGGAACTTCTTACACCGTAACAGTAGGTGCGGGTGGTGCGGGTGGTGATTACACCACTAACGCTAACGGAGTCGCTGGGTCTAATTCTGTATTTAGTTCTATTACTTCTACTGGAGGCGGCTACGGGGGGGCATTAAATAATTCTGGTGTTGGCAACCCCGGTGGCAATGGCGGTTCAGGCGGGGGTGGCGGTGGTGGTAACTCTAATCGCGCTGGCGGTACAGGAACTTCAGGACAAGGTAACGATGGCGGTAGCGGTAACTATGATCCATCTAATTTCCGTACTGGTGGCGGTGGTGGTGGCGCAACCGCAGTTGGTTCAAACGCAAACGGTATTGTAGGAGCCGCAGGTGGCGCAGGAACAGCGAGTAGTCTTTCTGGTGCTTCTGTAACTTATGCTGGCGGCGGTGGTGGTGGTACTGGTAACCCAACTGGGGGAACAGGCGGTGCTGGTGGGGCAGGTGGGGGTGGTACTGGTGGTTCTGGTTCAGGCAGTGGTTCTGGTGGCACAAATGGAACAACAAACACGGGTGGCGGTGGTGGTGGCGATGGTAGTTTTTTTGGCGGTACTGGCGGTTCAGGCATAGTCATCATCTCCTACCTTGCACCGGGAACAAACCTGATAGATACGGTCGAATATCTGGTTGTGGCTGGTGGTGGTGGATCAGGTCATACCGATACCGATAACGCGGGTGGCGGCGGTGCTGGTGGTTACCTGACAGGTACTGGCGCAAGGATTATAAAAGGCACTGCGTATCCTATTGTTGTAGGTGCAGGAGGTACTGCTGGCGCTTCTAATGGCAGGGCTGGTACAGGTGGAAACTCCTCCTTTAATCTTTTTAACGCTTACGGCGGCGGTGCTTCTGGATTAACTGGAATAGGTGCTGCTAATTATCCAGACGGTGGCCCTGGCGGCTCAGGTTCAGGTGGTGGCGCACAAGGCGGTACTGGCGTAGGTGGAGCAGGAGGTGCTGCTTTCCCAAGCGGTCAAGGTAATGCCGGTGGTGCGGGGCGTAACCCGTACCGTGATGGCGGCGGCGGCGGTGCTGGTGCTGTTGGACAAGACGCGACAAGCACCCTCTTTGGTAATGGTGGGGTTGGATTGAACACCCAATCTGCATGGGCATCCGCTACAAGCACAGGTGATGGTGGGTATTATGCTGGCGGCGGTGCTGGTGGCGGTAATGATCCGCCGAATACTGGAGGAACAGGCGGTACTGGTGGCGGTGGTTCAAGACCAACATCAAACAATACAGCAGGTAATCCGGGTACAGCTAATACCGGAGGCGGCGCAGCAGGGGGTTATGCTGTGACCGTGAACGTAGCTGGCGCAGCAGGTGGTTCAGGCATTGTGATCCTTCGCTACCCCAGCAGTCTTGCAGCAGCAACAAGCACTACAGGTTCACCTGCAACAGTTACATCAGGTGGGTATAGGTATTACACATGGACAGGCACAGGCAGTATTACTTGGTAAAGGGATAAACATGGCACATTTTGCTAAAGTTGAAAACGGTGTAGTCACTCAGGTCATCGTCGTATCGAACACGGACACGGCTGACTCCCAAGGCGTTGAGAAGGAATACCTCGGCGCTGCGTTCTGTGAGCGGCTATTGGGTGGGGAGTGGAAGCAGACTTCCTACAACGGGAATAAGCGTAAGAACTACGCTGGTATCGGTTTCACCTTTGATGCTGGACGCGATGCCTTTATCCCTCCACGACCTTTCCCAAGCTGGACGCTGGTTGAAGAGACTTGCCAATGGACTGCGCCAACGCCTATGCCTACCGATGACAAACGCTACACATGGAATGAAGAAACTCTCGCTTGGATTGAGATGGCATGAACAACCAAGACCTGATTAACGCGCTACTGGCTAGCGGCTTTACCGTCCTTGGATGGTTTGCACGTGAACTCTGGTCTGCTGTTAAAGAGTTAAAGGCCGACCTAGCTGCATTACGAGAAACCCTCCCTACAGCCTATGTTGCTCGTAGCGAATACCGCGAGGACATTAGGGACATCAAAGCAATGCTGGGTAAGATATTTGAGAGGCTGGAACAGAAGGCCGACAGGTAATGAACCCGCTGCTCTTATCTGGATTGTTTGATTTAGGTAAGGGGCTGATTGACCGTTTTTTCCCTGATCCTGTGGCTAAAGCTGCCGCTACTCTAGAACTTGCTCGTATGGAGTCAACGGGGGAACTTGCAAAACTTGCCTCAACCACCGACCTTGCCAAAGCTCAAATTGGCGTAAATGCTGTGGAGGCCGCTAATCCTAATTGGTTTATTTCTGGGTGGCGACCTGCGGTTGGCTGGACTTGTGCGGGTGGTTTGTTTTACCAAGTGATTGCTAGGCCAATACTCGGCTGGGTAATGCAAAACTTATTTGGCTGGACGCTGCCTCCCCACTTAGAGATGGACCAGCTGATGACGGTCTTGTTTGGGATGTTGGGACTCGGCGCGTACAGGACGGTGGAAAAAGTTAAAGGCGCAGAAGGAAATCGGTAATGCAACTAAGTGAGCACTTCAGCTACGCCGAGCTGACCCGCACCGACCACCGCGCCCTCGACAACACCCCCGACGACCGGGCGCTGCTCAACCTCAGGCGCCTCGCCGTACTGCTGGAGTCGCTCAGGAACCTCCTCGGGGGCAGGGCAGTCGTAATAAACTCCGCCTTCCGCTCCAAGGCCGTCAACGACGCGGTGGGCTCCAAGGACACCAGCCAGCACAGGCTGGGCTGCGCCGCAGACCTCCGCGTACCCGGAATGACCCCGGACGAGGTGGTGCGGCGCGTGACCCAGTCCGGCCTCCCCTTCGATCAGGTCATACTCGAGTTTGACAGCTGGACCCACATCTCGGTGCCAAACACCCTGAGTGACGCACCGAGGCGCAGCGCCTTAATTATTGACAAAACCGGAACGAGGAAATATGTCTAAGATTATTCTGTTTGCCCTCCTGACGCTGGCCTCACAGCTCTCCATCGCGGACCCACTCAGCCTCAAGATATGCAAGGGCGAGTACGCCCTGTGCGCCGCCAGCCCCACCGCCCCGACAGGGAACTCCATTACCGTGAAGGGCACCGCCTTCCGGGAGGGCATCTCCGTGTGCCCCGTGCTGAACGGGAGTGCCTTCGCGGACATGAGCCTGATGTTTAACTCCTGCAAGGCACCCGCCGGGTTTGTCTGGAGCCTATTCTCCACCGAGACGAGTTACCCGCAGGCCCCCACGTGGGCCGTCAAGCCGGCCGTGATCCGCACCTTCACCACCACAATAGCACCCGGGGGTGGGATGGCCAACCAGTGGTCCATGCTGTGCCGCAAGCGCGACAAGAAGGTCAACGGGGTGACGCTGGCGGACTGCCTTGGCCCCATGAACGAGAGCCCGTGGACGGCCACCACCATCCCCCCGGGGACGCTGGTGGGCACCGCGGCGCCAGTCGGCGCCAAGAACCCCGTCGGGGGCAACATCCCTCAAAGGTGATTGACTCCCGACGCTAATTTTGTATTAGTGTTGGGTGTAGGTTACATAGGAGGTGCCCGTGCTCAAGCCCGGCCTGACGGTACTCGTCATTGGATTTGTACTAGCCTCGATGTTCATCGGCTCCACAGAACCCGTGGAGGAGCCACCAACTAGGGCCGGCATACAGCCCACAACCGTAGAGTTCATAACCCGCCTCGAGGGCTTCCGAAACAGCGCCTACAGGGACATACAGGGCAACTGGACGATTGGGGTGGGGCACCACATCAGGAAGGGGGAGCGGAGGCTCCTGAGGGCCGTCCTGAGCGACCCCGAGGTGCTCGAGATGTTTCTGTACGACTTGGCCAAGTGCGAGCTGGCCATATCGGACGCCCTCTGGGTGCCGTACACCCAGAACCAGTTCGACGCCATGGCCTCCCTGTGCTTCAACATCGGGGAGGACAGGTTCAGGGGCTCCGAGGTCGTCCGCAGGATGAATCTGGGGGACGAGGCGGGCGCCGGGAGGGCATTCCTTGGGTGGGTCAAGCCCAAGGCGCTGATTAGGCGCCGGCACCTCGAGGTGGCGCTCTTTCTTGCTAAGTAGGGGCGAAAACACCCCGTTTTTTGCATAAGTGGTTATAGGAGTAGGCCACTCCGCGATCCGACAAACACTAACCTCGAGGTTACCATGAAAGAATTTAACTGCCTTCCCAAGATGAAGTCCGACATTAACTGCTACAAGGAGGGCGGGTCGGTGTATAAGAGCCGCCACAGCGAGACCTCCGAGGGCCCGCAGGACGTGGCTCAGGACAAGAAGATCGTCAAGAAGGCCTTCTCGATGCACGACAAGCAGTCCCACGAGGGTGCCAAGACAGACCTCTCCAAGCTCCGCCGGGGTGGCCGCGCCAAGAAGGAGAAGGGCACCGTCAGCATGTTCAAGGACGGCGGGATGACCAAGGTCAAGCCCACGGGCGACAAGAAGGCCTGTGCCCCCTCGGCGGCGATGAAGTTCAAGGACGGCGGGATGGTCAAGGTCAAGCCCACGGGCGACAAGAAGGCCGACGCCCCCTCAGCGGCGGTGAAGCTCAAGGCCGGCGGGATGACCAAGGTCAAGCCCACGGGCGACAAGAAGGCCGACGCCCCCTCCAAGGCCGCGGTCAAGGGCAAGGAGATGCCCTCGTTCGCTGATGGCGGCAGCATGACCCCCGAGATGATGCAGCAGGTGCAGGACGCACAGCAGCAGCGCGCCTCTAGCAACGCCTACGGCAACGCGATGACCTACCCCGACTCGCAGGACGCCAACGCCGGCATGGGCGGCATCTCCCCCGCGGAGCGCGCGATCCTCGCCAAGTTGATGGCAAGGAAACGGCTCGGCTCGGGCGCACCCGCCGCGCCCTCCCCCATGACCCCGCAGCGCCCCCCGATGCCGATGCCCCCGTCCTACCCGGGGTACGCCGACGGCGGCGCGATCCCCATGGGCGGCATGGGACCCGCGCAGCCCTCCGATGGGATGGGCGCGGCGGCCACGGGCATCATACCCCAGCCGGGCATGACACCAGCACCCGGCGCGATGCAGCCCCAGCAGCAGGGTCTTATCAGCCCCTACCGCACCGGGTTTTAACATGCCCATCCAGTCTAAGGCACAGCAGCGCCTGATGCAGGGCGTTGCGCACTCCCCGGAGTTTGCCAAGAAAGTTGGGATCAAGCAAAAGGTCGGCAAGGAATTTGTTAAAGCTGGCCCCGCCAAGGGGAAGCTGCCGGAAAGAAAAGCCGCTGGAAGGGGTCGATAAAAGATGTCGTACTCGGGGACAATTAACCAGACCAAGATAACGGTCGCGCAGCTTATCGAGTTCGCGTTCCGTGAGTCTGGGAAGGCCGCGGAGGAGCAGACGCCCCAGTACGTCAACGGGGCGCGTCAGGCACTCTTCTACATACTCCAGAACGCCTCTAATCGTGGCGTGAACCTCTGGATGCTGAAGAGCATCCTCTTGGGGACGCAGACCAACCAGTCCGTCCTGACACTCCCCGAGGGCACGATAGACGTCCGTGAGGCGAACTGGCGCTACATCATCACGCCCCAGATCAGCTCCGCGCTGCCCACAACCAACGTCAACGCAATAAATCTTTTTAGCCAGACCCTCGACAACTACGCCACCTCCGCCGCCGCACCAAACAACTGGTTCGGCGCATCGTACAGCGCGGGGCAGAGGATCATTCAGGCGGGCTTTAACTCCTACGGGGCGGCGACGTACAACTTCGTCTTCGAGACCAGCGAGGACGGCGTGACGTGGGTTGTGCGGCAGACACTCCCCGCGGTCACCCTCGCGGACAGGGAGTGGTACTACTTTCAGGTCGACCCCACCCCGGAGCACATCTACTACCGGCTCCGTGAGACGGTGGCGGCCACGTTCTCCCTGCGCCAGATTTCGTTCTCCTACACGCAGCAGGACATCCCGCTGGCGCGGCTGAACCGGGACGACTACTGGAACCTGCCCAACAAGCAGTTCACAAGCCAACGCTCGCTGCAGTACTGGATGGACCGCCAGATCGTGCCCCAGATGTACCTCTGGCCAATCCCCGACAACGACTTCCAAGTATTCCAGCTCGTCATAGAGACCCAGCTGCAGGACGTTGGGACGCTCACGGACAGCCTCTACATGCCCAACAGGTGGCTCGCCGCCGTACAGGCACAGCTCTCCCACAAGGTGGCGCTGCAGGTGCCCGGGGTAGACCTTGCCCGCATCACGTACCTCGAGGGGCAGGCCGAGAAGTGGCTGCGTCAGGCCGAGGACGAGGAGCGCGACAAGTCCCCGATCTACCTGACACCTAACATTTCGTACTACACGAGGTAGCCATGGCCGCACAGGCAATGACGTATGACAGTCTGGTCACGGACGTTATAACTTACTCGGAGCGGAACGACGCCTCCTTCCTCGACCAGATACCGCGACTCATCATGCTGGCGGAGCAGGAGATAGCCTCTCAGGTGAAGACCCTCTGGGAGCTCTCCCCCGTCAACACGACACTCATAGCCGGGACGCAGGGCGCCACGCTGGTGAAGCCCGCGCGCTGGAGGAAGACCGTCTCCATGAGCATCAACGGGGCACCCGTGATGCACCGCTCGCAGGACTACGTCGCGATGTATCAGGGCGAGACACCCGAGGGTCAGCCGATCTACTACGCGGACTACGACTACAACCACTGGTCATTCGCCCCCATACCCGACCTAGCGTACACGGTGCAGGCGACCTACTACAGCCGCATACAGCCCCTTGACGCGGAGAACCAAGAGAACCTCATCACGCGGGAGGCACCGCAGGCGCTGCTCTTTGGCACCCTCCTGCAGGCTCAGGGCTTCCTGAAGTCGCTGGACAAGATTGGTGTCTGGAAGCAGTACTACGACACCTCCATGGCCGCGCTTAAGGGCGAGAACGCAAGCCGCGGCATAGACCGCAACACCAGCATTCAGGAGCCGTAAAGATGACCACATTCACATCCCCCTTCACGGGGGACGTCGTCCAGCCGACAGACGTAAGCTACCTCAGCCTGTCATTTAGCGCGGACGTCTCCCTGACGTGGCCCTCGTACGTCGCACCGGGCGGGGTGGACACGGCCGCGGCGCGCATCATCGACTGCGACCAGAGCGTCGACGAGCTGATTATAACGCTGCCCTACGGCGATCAGGGCTCCGTTGGGACGGACATACTCTTCCGCAACGTCAGCGCCTACACCCTCATCATTCAGGACAAGGACAACGCCAACTCGGTGACACTCGCCGCCGGTGATGCGCGGTACTTCTACCTCGTCGACAACAGCACCAGCGCGGGTGTCTGGCACAACTTCACCTACGGCACGGGCACCTCCGCGGCGGACGCGGCCTCCTTGGCCGGGAGCGGGCTCACCACGTCGAGTGGGAAGCTGGCGACCTCCTACGGCATCGTGACCACCTCCGTGGCCCCGACGATAAACAACGCCAGCCGGGCGCTCAGTTACATCTGGACGGGCGGGGCGGACACCGTCACCCTCCCCACGGCGGCGAGCATCACCCCGGGGTGGTACATCCTCTTCCGCAACAGCGGCACGGGCGCGATCTCCATGGTCCCTCAGGGCACCTCGACACTGAACGGCTCCGTTACGGTGACCTTCAACCCGGGCGACTCGGGCATGGTCGTGTTCGACTACGTCAACGGGGACTTCTACACCGTCGGCCTCGCGAACCCCACCAGCGCAACCTTCACGGCGGCCACCTACGACGTCGACAGCATCCCCGGCACCACACTAAGCCTCGTCAGCTTCGCGCCCATCATCCAGACCTACGTGGCCTTGGCCGGGACGCGCGCGGTGGACCTCGACGTGACGCTGCCCGCCATCACGCAGATTTACATCCTCTCGAACGCCACAAACCAGAACGGGTACGACGTCACGTTCCAAGTCTCTGGCAGCTCGCAGGCACCCATATCGCTGCTGTCCAACACGACGGCGGTGGTCCTGAGCGACGGCAACTTCCTGTACATCCTGACGCAGTCGGGGACGGCGACCTACTTTGTAACGGACGGCTCCGCCGGCGCGCCCTCCTTCTCCTTCATCAACGACACCACGACGGGGATGTACCTCGCCTCGAGTGCGCAGCTTGGGCTGACAGCCGGCGGGGTCAACATGATGACCATCGACAACAGCAACCCACTCTCCCCGCAGATAAGCACGGTGGCCACGTTTAACGCGGGCCTCATCGGCGGCGGTACGTTTTAGTGGCGGAGACTCAGCAGCCGCCGATCTACACCCCCGGCGTCCAGCCGGGCATAAAGCGGGACGGGACGGTCTTCGAGGCGCGCGAGTTCAGCGACGGCACGTGGACAAGGTTCCAGCGTGGCGTCCCCAAGAAGATGGGTGGCTACCGTCAGATGTTCAGGACGCCCAACGGCATCCCGCGCGGCATGGTCACGAACCCCTACAATGGGGTGAACTACATTTTTATTGGCAACAGCGACGGCCTCGACGTCTTCACGACCAGCACCAACGTGGGCATCGGGGCGGGGCCCTACGTCGCCGCACTGAGCAACTTCGCGGCCAACGCCAACAACCTCTGGCAGTTTGACCTGCAGTACGAGCCGAACGGCGGGGCGCTTAATGTTCTGGCGCACCCCGGGCAGAACCTTGCCAACATCGACAACGGCGTCGCGACGCAGGTACTCGTTGGGGACACCCTCCCCGGTGCGGGTCAGGTCTGGACGTTCGCGGGTTTGTTTGACACGGGCGGGAGCGCCCCCACGGGGGACCCCATCTCCGTCGACGGCGGGGTGTGCGTGCTGTACCCCTTCATCTTCGTGTACGGCTCCAACGGGTACATCGCCAACAACAACGTCGACAGCACCTACGCGAATCAGGTGCTGACGGACTGGAACGGCGCCCTCGCGAATAAGGTCAACATGGCCTCCAGCAAGATCGTGAAGGGTGTCCCCGTGCGGGGCGGCACGCAGTCCCCCTCGGGGCTCTTCTGGGCCACGGACAGCCTTATACGTGTCTCCTTCGTCAACGCGGCGCCGATCTACTGGCGCTACGATATTATTTCCAGCCAAATCTCCATCATGTCCTCAAACTCCGTTGTGGAGATGGACGGCGTGTACTACTGGATGGGCGTGGACCGATTCTACTCCTACAATGGGTCGGTGCAGGTTGTGCCAAACGATAAGAACGTAAATTGGCTCTTCGACAACCTTAACTTTGAGCAGCGCCAGAAGGTCTGGGCGACCAAGGTCCCACGCTTTAATGAGATTTGGTTTTTTTATCCCCGCGGCACGGAGACAGAGTGCTCCGACGCGATCATCTACAACGTCAAGGACAAAATCTGGTACGACGCCGGGAGCGCGATCGGCTCCCGCCGTTCGTGCGGGTACACCACCGAGATTTTCCCCAACCCCATCTGGTGCGGGTGGGACTACGAGTGGGTCTTCGGCGCGCCCCACGTCGTGGCCGCGACGCCCGCGGGCTCCTACACCACGACGAGTGTCATCGGGGGCATCACGGGGACGACCCTCACCGTCGCATCGGGGAGCGGCGTAAAGATTGGCATGGTGCTGACCGGCACCGGCGTCACGGCGGGCACCACGGTCACCACCCTCGGCAGCGGCACGGGCGGCGCGGGGACGTACATCGTCAGCGCCTCCCAGACCGTCGCCCCGGGGACGGCCATCGCGGGCCTCCTGACCTACGCGGCACCGACGGCGGCTCAAATCTACCTTGAGGGGAATCAGAGCGTAGAGTTTGCCCCCGGGGACAGGATGTCCTTCAGCAACGTCAGCGGCTCCACCACCTACGTTGTGCAGAGCAGCGCGTTCACCTTCAATGTCCTGAGTCAGGCCACGGGCGGGGTGACACTTGTCACCGCGACGAGCAACTTCTCCCCAGCCCCGTCGGTCGGCGACAGCGCCTTCTTCATCCTCAACGGGTACAGCGTCTGGCAGCAGGAGTTCGGCACGGACCAGCTCTCGGATCAGGGGGAGCTCGCGATACTCTCCAACTACACCACCTGCGACATCAGCTGGGTGGGGGGCACCCCCTCCAGTGACACCCCCACGGGCGTCAACCGCAGGTTGCACCTGACCCGCGTCGAGCCCGACTTCGTGCAGACCGGGGACATGACCCTGACCGTGCTGGGCAAGAAGTTCGCACGGGGCGACTTGGAGTCGGACGGCCCCTTCACCTTCGGGCCGGATGATGGCAAGGTCGACCTCAGGATCGAGCACCGCGAGACGCGGCTGAAGTTTGAGTCCAACACCATCGGGGGTGACTTTGAGATGGGTCGCGTCCTCATAACCGCCGAGTTTGGGGACACCCGTCCGTGACGATACGGCAGGCCATACCGTTCCTCCCTGACGGTATGGCTTGGAGCGAATGGAACGGGAACATGCTGCACTACTTTGGTGAGGAGCCCCTCCCGTACGTGGAGGAGGTTGACTGGAGGCAGCTGGCGAGCGGGGTGGTTCTGCTCCCGACCTTCTCGGTGTACGGGGGCATAGACCCCGCACCGTTCGAGGACTGGCGTGAGTGGGCGAGGCAGTTCATTACCGTCGTAAATGGCGACACGCAGTAGGGCGGATAACGCTGTTTTTCTGTATAAGTAGATATAGGAAGCTCACGGGAACCCAAAGGCCAAATGCAAGCCACAGACATAATTCGGCAGTCCATGGAGAGGGAGGGTCAGGGGGAGATAATCGACAAATTTCTTGTCGGGCTCGCGAACGGCATTAAAGAAAAATCTCTGGGCCTACTAAAAGAGAACGACACCGTCCTCATTTTTAAGAGTGTAGACGAAAAGACTCTGGAGGTGCACGTCCTCTCCGCGGACAGCCCCCCACAGATGAAGGACGCCCTCGCCAAGTTCTACCAGCACTTCAAGAGCGCCGGCATCGAGCAACTCGAGAGCTACACCCAGACACCCGCCATGATTCGGATACTCCAGCAGGCCGGCATCCCGGTTCAATTTGAGAAGCAGGGCAGCCGGTATAAAATAGAGGTCGAGGTGCGGTAATGGGCAGCATAGGCGATTTCTTTAGCAACGTGGTCCAGTCGGCCGGCGACGCGGTTCAGGATGTCGGCGGCTTTGTCGGCGATGTCATCAACAGCGCCATGGAGAACCCGGTAGAGACCATCGCCATGGTCGTGGCGGCGTACTACCTCGGCCCCGCCGTGTTCGCCGAGGAGGGCGCGGCCTACGCCGGTGCCACCATGGCGGAGCAGACCGCGATAAACACCGCCCTTGGTGGCGGCGCAGGAATGGGCGCAGGTGCCGGCGCGGGACTGGCCGCCGCAGACGCCGGCATGGGGGCGTACGAATTGGGTGGGGTGAGCTCAAACATTGGGGGGAGTCTGATAAACCCCGCCACGGGGCTTATAGCAACCGGCGCAACGGACGCCGCCACGAAGACGGCGCTCTCCTCATTTGCTAACGCCGTCGGCGCGCCCACGGAGCTTGTGCAGTGGCTCAAAAACCCACTCGTCAATAACTCCGTCAGCTCACTGATTAAGTCGGGTCTCTCGGGGCGGTCGCTGGAGGACTCGATAAAGAACGTCCTCACCAGCGCCGCGGGCGCTGAGATGGGCGACCTCGCATCCTCCGTGGCACCCGCAGACATTGCTAAACTCTCCGGGGCGCTGGCGAACTACACGACGCAATCTGTAATTAAGGGTCAGGCCCCGAGCATCAGCGACTTCGCCGTCGACATGGTGACCGGGAAGGGCACCGGGTACCTGAAGGAGTTGATGGGCACCGACCTGCCCTCCCCGCTGACGGACGCCGCGGCGGCCACGGCGCGCTTTGGTGCCAACGCGTTCTTGAAGGGGCAGACGCCGGACTTTGGAAAATTTGCGGAGAACTACGCCACCTCGGCGGCGGTCAACACCGGGATGGGAGTCGTGGACGCCGCGGTGGACAGCGCGGGGAACACCGTCATCAAGTACGTCAACGGCTCCTCGACCACGCTCGACCCCTCCGGGAAGGTCGTAGACCAGAGCGCCGCGTCGTGGCAGACCATGGACCCCGCCACGGCGGACGCCACGTCACAGAACTCGTACCTGACCCAGCTCGCGGATCAGGCCAAGCAGGACAGCATACAGGCGCTCGTGGCCAAGGCCGACGCCGGTGAGACACTGACGCAGGCCGAGCTTGACACCGTCTACAAGCAGTACGGCGTGACCCCCGGGGAGGTTATGTCCGGCACCTCACTGGGTTCGTTCGCCAAGAGTCTATTCAACCGCGCCACGAGCGGGCCCGGGGCAACAGGTGCCCGGGCAACTCGGGGGCTCGGCGCGCTACCGACCGCACAACAAAACGTCGGCACATCTTCACAGGTGCCGACAACTTCATCGCCGGACGCGGCCGCACCATTAACCGCGACAGCGCCGGCCTTTGACC